ATACCGGAGAACCCCAGAGTTCTGAATCTTCTACGACGACCAGGCCTTCACTCCCATTTGGGCGAAGGATTGCTGGATCCGACGAATGGACGACTATATTGTCGCGTTCCTCGGGCACCTTGCGTGCCGTAGTTGCTAGCTCCTCACGGAGCTCTTCAGTAGTGGTTTCTGTCCCATCCCCATGGGTGACAGTCAGGGTGTACGCCCTACTATCGTGAGTATTGGGAATTTCAAATTCCCCACAATCCGTTGCAAATTCATGACACAACAGACCGTCCCAGCCTTTTTGGTTCCATTTCAAATGAATTGGAAATGAGGGTCTCACCGAGACTCTTGATTCGTAATTCTCGAACTTAAAATCGGACAACTTGTTAAAGTCGAGCATCCCGAAGAAACTTAAATCCAGACCTTCAGCCTCTCTCTCTGCCTTCCTAAGGTTCCTTTCAAAAAGGGCACCTTCGGATAATTCACGCCCCGAACTAAGTTCGAGGTGGGACAGATCAGGGACTTCAAAGCCAAGATTGGTTGAAGTGCGATCATTCATATTACTTGACGATAGAAGGAACGCTGGGATTGCATCCCCTCGTTCAGTCTGAGGCTTACTAAGCTTCATCCTCGCATCAAGTTTCTGTGTTAAGATCTTACACTGTATTATTTCTTCAGGATCAAACCATCCCATACCCGCAACTCTCAGAGCAACCAATTTCTGCAACACCGTAGAAGTATTACAATCACCTGGTAATCCAAGGCCACCCAATGTATCTGGCAATGTCCACGACCTCTTCGAGGCGCGCAGTGCTTTTCCATTGTGGTAAAAGAATGATTCAGTCATCCGATCAACTTGTTCGGGATCACTAATGGTCGATATAGCTTGTCTAAGCTTTGCACAAGTTGCAAATAGCTCAGCGTCTACATCTAGATCACTCATGTCGTCCCGTCTCGTATCAGACTGAACCTTACTTAAGCCCGCAACCAGCCCTGGATCTATATGATCCATTACCTTTATTGCAACTACTTCTTCAGGTTCATCCGTACCAATTTCCTCTTCCATTTCCTTTTCCCAATCCTCTGCATATATATCTATACGCTTGTTGTGTTCACGCAGTTGTCTTTCTGACCACGCGTACTCGATCCAATAACATGTGCTATTTATCATCATCCAATTTCTGGCTTGGAAGTTCTTTCCGATGGACGGGGTCAACCCCAATTCCACCATTGTATCCTTCCATATTTGATAAAGAGTAGGGTCTGATATGAAGACAATATCGTCTCCATTCACCATAACACAATATTTCTCTAGTTCCTCATATTTAACTACACGTTTCTCATATCTCTCAACCGCAACCCAAAATCCTGCCATATTAATAGTGCAGAGGGCCGGAAAAGACGACGGACTACCCATCAACTGTCCCCACGTCTGGAGTACAGGTTCAAGGTTTTCACCGCGCGCCTTTGCTTTTTCCACTGCCCAATCAGGGTAATGGATGAGATGTCCACACATCGTGGACTTGAAACGTTTCACCTCAAGAGGATCTAACTGATACTGTCTGCCTATGCTAGAGCAGTACCCGAGAGAAACTGTCGGATTCATTCCGTCAGTGGCTGCATCGTAATCACCCGCAACCCAAAACCACCCCGCTGGTACGATCTTACCGACAAAGTGCTCCTCAAAAAGGGAGCTACAGTGTCGCTTGCCCATCAATTCCATATAACGGTCCTTCCTTAAGGATCCATGTATAGATTTTTGGAGCATACGTGCCCAGTGGTACGTCGGAGCATCTCCTGACGTAATAATCCTTGCCTTCAAAGGTTCAAGGACGGTGTGTATTTGTGCCGGTAGGCTTATTAGTGGGGATCGGTCAAATTCCGCGTCTTGCTGTTTCAACAGCGCGTAGAACTCATGGATCTCCTCAACCAAACTTACTGGTGCATAGATAGGTACGGGTTTCCACCCTTCCTCGATGTAGCCGACAAAAATCGGTCTCAAACTCTCGAAGAACTGGCTAAACCATCCCTGTGCTCCGCAACTCTTTCTCGAGTGCGTGAACGTACTATTAATCGACGGTGGTCTCCAACTCACACTTCTCTTATGTCGTAGACTCCTGGATAAAATCCGGTCTATCTTCTTTAGAGCAGCACGAGTAGTTTCCCCTTCGGTCCCAAAGTCGGGCACGATGGTACTCTTAACCACATTCCAGTCAGTATCAATTTCCATTTTCTCTTCCTCTCTTCTCTCTTCCAATCCTTTGAAAGCGGCACCTGTCATATTCTGTTTATGCTTGATTAAGCTTTGTAACTCATCTTGCCACGAAAGTGACTGAGTACAGCGTTTTGTCTGCATTATGGAATAGAACAAGGGGACTCTCAGAGTTTCTGGTAAATTAAGTCTACTCCTTACCCAGCGATAGAATCTACCACCGGCCAAGAAGCCTTTTTTATGCTTACCATTGAAAGTGAGTGGGGCTACGTCTTCATCACTGAAAACGGGCTCTTCTGCTTGCTGTGTAGCCTTGCAGAAGAGGAGGGTTGTCTCTAACTTCCAAAGTTTAGAGAACTTTCCTTGCATGAACAAAACGGTCCAGATTACTATCAATTCCGAGAATAGCTCCCGGGTTAAGACTTCACCTAGAATCGTGTACGCACAGTTCCAGATACCAAAAACGATACCCTTCGTGTTTTCCACAACGCGATTTGCCCACCTTTCCCTCAGAGACTTTTGAACATCTTCTGACGATTCGTCGACCTTTTTCTTTAGGTCGGAGGACGTCTGTATTTCAGCTGGTTTCAACAAAGGATACTGCAGGAGGTGCTTCACCTTCTCCACAGAGCAATCTACTACAGAACAAAGATTGCTTACGAGGAACTCTCTCATGTCTGTGTCACTAATGTGATCAGACCAGTTCGAGGAGCCCCACTTCCCTTTGAGGGGAGATGACTCTTTAGAATTAGCAGGATAGTTCTTTCTACCAAACACCATCTGCCGACCGCAGAGCAAAGCTTTCATTTCCTCAAAAAGGGAATTAAGCCGAGCTCGCTCAATGCGGGAGTCGTTTTGTACCATGATTTTACCAGATAAGCTGATAGGTTCAATGGATTTCACCTTTTCCTTCTCTTCGTGCCCAGGCGCGGAGCAGAGTAAGGAACTGTTTGTTATTTTTGAATCTTGTTGGTTTGTTTGTAGACTCATAGGTTAACG